TATTTGTTACTTCAGTTATCATTTTAATCATCAGGTCTTTAGCAGATCCGTCAGCAAGCACCGGTTTATAACTTTCAGGATATTTTGCAATTGAAATTAAATCACCGGCAGAGTCAAATAAACCAACCTCACGAACCGTAAAACCGCCCACGTCAGAAGGGATTACAAGGTTGCAGACCAGCCAATTATCATTATTATCATCAACAGAAATTTCATTTATACCACCCCTGTATACTTCATTAACAAGTCCTGTTTGTGTCTCAGTTGGATTATAATATTGACCGTTTCCATCACCCACGGCCATTTCAACAAGGTCCAAAGGTATATTTGAAGCGTGAGCATTTGCAATTTTTGCCTTGCCGGTATTTGTGAGAAGTACGTAAAAATCAGTCATTAATTTTCCTTGTTATTAATTTATATTTGGATAAATTTTTGTAATTTCAATTGTGTGCAAGCCTGATGCTAAAAACATTTTATGACTTTCTGAAAGTTCTTTTGCTCTCCAGGGATAAATTACAGTCGTTTCAGATGATATTTGAGCTTGTACATAATTAATGCTTCCCTTTGCAGTTAAAGCAAGAGTGACACTATCAAGCTTTGACCGGGTGTTTTTTGCTTTTTCAATAAAGTAATCAACTTTTTCGTAAATATCACCAGTGACACCTTGATTTTCAACGTCAATTTCAACCTTAAAATGATACTGTTCTCCGCCATATTCAGGCCACTCTTTGACAAGGGCTTTTCCACCTGTTTTTTTTGTGAGAAGTTCTTCAATTGCTCCTGGTGTCCCTTTTCTTTTTTGCCATGCAATAGAGTTTCGTATCAGATTTCTTTTGACCTTCAGAGAGTCGTCATTGTCCCAAAAATCAACTTTAAATCTATATGCAAGGTGAGATAATAAAGGCTCTTCAAGTTCGTCTATCCTGGACAAAACATATAATTTATCAATTTCATACGATATATCTTGAATATGTTTGTTGATTGACTCTGCAGAAGAAAAAAAAGATTCATCAAAAGATATTGAAGACGGCAATAAATCAAGAATATTAATATTTTTTAGATCCTTACTCATTTTCTAAACCGCCATAATTAAAAGTTGAATTCTGATTTATTGCAATCTGGCTTTTATTTAAAATAGTGAATACAGGTTCAATAATTTCAACTCGTTTTGCCCCAGCATTTATAATTAATCGTGTAAGCTCGTCCGGGTTTATATCTCTGCCAATTTTCATTTTTTGCCATAAAACAAAATTATCAACTGCATCTTCAACCTTGCATTTAATGTTTGATATTGCAGGAGAATTTGAATCTGAAATATAGTATGTCAAATCAATATTATAATTGATCACACCAGGGGCAGTGATGTTTAAATTGTCTGTCAAAGGTCTTTTGTTTTTATCGTTCAGGATCTCTTTTATTGAATCAATTATTGATTCCCCTGGAATGGTTCCATTTTCAAGAAGGGCACAAATATTGACCTGAGCAGAAGAAAGAAAATAACTGATTTTAATTTTCTTTTCTGAAATATCCATTCCCGAAGAATCAATATTCAAAATTTCAAGAATTGAATTTATCTGTGTTTCGCTCAGATCATCCAGGGGAGCAGACCTAAAAACGGACACGTCAATAATGTCCTGGTGTGATGTCTTTGCCCAAAAAATATAAGCATCAGTCGGGCCAGCGACAGAATATTTTCCAGTTGAAAGGTGTATACGTTCCCTGTATGAATCATCTTTCTCAACGTCTGAACCTCCGAGGGTAGTATCTACATTCACAACCGATGTTATGTATGGCAGCACGTCAACCATTTGGTTTATTTGACCAGCTACGTAACCGTTGCCACTTGACCCTGATTTTTCACAAATAATTGAAACTTCAATTTCTGTTTGCCCGGTCAATATTTCAGAATATTCAGTTGTATGAAAAAACATTTCTCCGTCTGGTGTGATCCGTGATCTTGCAGGAATGGAAACAACGAAATCAAGAGCCGTATCCATTGAAAATTTTGCTATTGAAACGGCTGAACTTTCTTTCAGTCTTTCCGTGTCTGTAAAGGCTCCAATGTGATCGAGAAAACCATCATTGGCATGTGATAATAAATCCTGTTTGGCTGCATAATCAATAGCAATCCTTTGCTGTATGATGATAGTTGCAAGTGATTCAAGAAAAAGTCTTTCAGGATTACCAGGAGAAAGAGTTCTTTTTGCAATGCCTTCAAAGACATTTATAATATCTTGCTGAATTTCAGTTGCATTCGTTTCACAAAAATTTATAGCTGGTAGGTCATTAATATTCATTTAAATACTCATCCTTTATTTTGAAAAAAATTCTTGGTATTAATTTTCCTTCGATTTCTTCAGGATTGTCAGTTTCAAGAAATTCAAGCCTTGTTATTTTTACCCTTTTTTCCTGCTTTTCTATCTCTTCAGCAATTTCAGAAATTAAAACAGCTTTTGCTATTGGTGCAGGAAGGTCGATAAAATCTCCCTTCACACCAAAGCCCCGGTCAAGTGGTAATGTTCCTTTGATTGTTGTAATAATTATCCTGATATTTTGAATTATTTCTTCTATGCCTGTTAAACCGATCTGCAATTTTTCCTGATTTCCAATCAAATTATATTCACTCATCAGTATATTCCAGTAGTTTCAATGTTATATCTGCAATCAAGATTCTTCCTTTATTATCAATAAATTTATGATCTTCAGAAATCTGAGTTAATACAAATTTTCCGGCAATATCATTTCCAATAATCAATTTTTTTTCTTCTCCGGAATCAATGATATCAGACAGTTTTTTTAATTCTTCCTTTGGCGATATTCCAATATTGATATTTAAATGAATCGTGAAGTCTATGCTATCAAGATCAGATCCGGTGTATTCAAGTATTGGTTTATGGTTTATTATCTTGTGCTGTGCAAAATTAGCCTTCTTAACTCGTTTAAAATTATCAAATGTGAAAATCTTTTCTCTGCTAACTTCAAAAATCACACTTCCGAAAGATCCAATCATTATGAACCTTCCTCTACAAAGACAGTGCTTGACCCGGCTGCAGCTTTATCAGTGCAATCAATGGAACTACCAACATGTTGAATTGGCAATCCGTCTGCATATACTGTGCAGCCTTCAATATAACTGCCTCCGTGTGGCGGTTTGTCTGTGCATGGATGAGGGATAATAGGATCACCAGCCCTCACAATTGCCTTACCATCAGCAAAAACGGTACCTGAACCGGCTGCAGCGCTCGTTGGTGGCGCGTCACATGGATGACCGGTGGTTGCATCGCCTACTCTGTGTATTGCTGGCATAATATTCCTTTAATTGTGGTCAATTTTCGGAGCTGTCGTGACGTGATGTGTGTCACTGTGAATACTGATTTCGTCAGTTGCATTAATCGTAATTTTACCTTTGATATTGATTTCAAGTTCATGAGATTTTCGGTCATATTCCATGAAGGAACCGTCAGAAAATTTGACATGGTACTTGTCCGGATCTGTCACCGGTGGTTTGTCTTCTGAAGAATAAAAAGATCCGATCACAAAACCCTGTTCAAGACCATTAGGAAGGAATTTCACCAGGACATGTTCATGTATATCAGGCATACAGTAAAATTTATCATTTCCTGTCTTCTGAAAAATAATCGGAAGTTCATATGATTTCACGTTGTCAATATCATCAATCTCGACTCTGACAGTGCCTTTATTCGGATACACGTTTATGACTCTGCCGACCCTATCAGACCGCATAACAATTGATTCAAGTTGTTTAATTCTGTTTTCAAGTTCAATCATTAATAATCAAGTACCTTTCTTATTTTTATAGCTGTCTCATAACCTGCAGATCTGGTTTGTTTATGAAGTGATTCATCAATAAAATACTTTCCGGAAAGCTTGCCTATGCCTTCGACATTTATATTTAATCCGGACACAAATATAACATCACCTAACATGTTAATATTACCTGTAATTTCCTGTTTATTTTTTTTCCTTAATTCACTTTTTGCTCTTTTTTCTGCGTGTGCAATTGATTCACATTTGAGATTCTTTTTTAATATCTGACCAGTATCAACAGACTTATCAGGATAGTAAGTATATGATATCAAATTTTTCTTTTCAGAGTCCCAGTAAGACACCTGACAGGCTTTGTATATATCGTGACTCTTAGTGCTGAAATTAAAGATTTTAACATTTGAGTTGTTTACGTCAATTGTTGTGAATGCTGATTTTTCATCATATTTTTTTCCGGAAAATATAATAATTTTTTCTTCACAAACCTTTATATTTAAACCATTCTCAGATGATAACCTTTTTAAAAAAACAAGGTCTGGTTCCTGGACCTGATCAACACGAACGAATGTTATGTCATCGGCATCATAGAAATAAGAAAGACCGTGACTTTCTGAAATTTCTTGAAGTAATTCTTTAAGAGTAACATTTTCCCAGGACTTCGATTTTTTTTCTCCACGCAATGACTTTGTAATTAATGCAGAAATTGCCTTTATAGTTGCCTTGTTTGGCTTTCCGGAAAGGTTTATTTCATCAATCGAAAATGTTCCAAACTTATAATTTTTATCGTTTAGATTTATACCGGATTTTATTTTTGCTGATTTATCCGGGAACCATGAATCTTTCCAGAGTCCTTTTTTGTCTTCCAGGTCAATTGTGAAATTATCAGCTTTACCATGTGCAAAATCAGTGTAAGACCAACCAAGTATAAATGGCTTTATGTCTGCAGATATATCTTTTGATTCATATGTGAAATTTAATTTTACTTGTCTCATATTAAGCCCACGGTGGTTTTACGGTTTCGTCTATTATTTCAATTTCTGGAATATTCAAAACGGTACCAGCATTGAAAAAAACAATATTATTATATTCAGGATTTGCCTTTATAAGATCCGAAGTATAAAATTCATTTTCCCATATCTTGAATGATATCAAATCCCATGTATCACCTTGTATTGTTGTGTATTCTGACATTAATAATTAATCCTTTTCTCTTCATTCACCATTTTTTCAAATTCATCCTTCATGATTATTTTGCTTTCTGATAATGATTTGTTTACTCCATCAATAACAGACTTGTCAGACCCGGCAGGAATTGTAATTACCGGAGAAAAATTCAAGTTTACTTCTTTTTTCTGGTTGTTGTTTGTGTGACTAACTGCAAGATCTTTGTTGATCTGATCAAAATCATTTACTCCGTTGAAATCAATTTGATGTCTTGAAAAGTTCTCATAGTCAATTCTTGGATCTATTCCGGGTTTATTTCCGTACTGATTTTTTAAATCATAGGAGTGATTTATTGTCTGAAGACCATCAACAACATTTGAATTTTCTGGTAATTTCGCAATTTTTTTTCCTTGTTCGTCATCAGAAAACCAACTAATTAAAGGTTTCAGGTAAGAAAAAAGAGACTTCGCTCTATCATACATTTTTTTAAAATAGTCTAATACCGGTTTCATTTTTTTTGACATACTATCCCACATGCCAGTAAAAAAGCCTGATATCGGTTTCCAGTATTTATAGATTAAAACGGCAGCACCAACGATTGCAGCACCAATTAAAACTATTGGATTTGCTGATAATGCAGCATTAAGCGCCCACTGTGCAGCAGTCATCAAACCAGTTGACACGGCAACAACTTTTTGCCATACGGACACAGCAATTAATTGAACTTTTGATAATATTAATGAATTTTTTAATAACATGAATGTTTTTGATAATGCCAAAAATCCACCACTAACAAAGCTTGCCATGTAACCGGCTGCAGATCCGGCAGCGACCACTCCCATAATACCGGCAGCAGTCGCAGCACTCAAACCTATAAATTTTGTAATACCTGGATATGTGTCTATAAATAACACGGCCTTTTGAGCAAGATAATCAAACCCATTTATGGCTTTATTTACGTATGGTAATAATAGATTACCAAATTTTATTGAAGCTTCTGTTGTAGTTGCTGAAAGTAATTTAAGATTATTTGCAGTTGTCTTTGATCTGTTTTCAAATTCCTTCTGAACTGATCCTGCGTAATTGCTTTGTTTTGATATAAGCTTTAACGAGTGTCTATACTTATCAAGACCACCAACAAGAGTTCCTATATGCTTTGCTTGCTCTTCTCCAAATAGATCAACAATAACACCCTGTCTGTCTGATTGTTCTACCTTTTCAATGGACTCCAAAAATTCAAGGATTGCGCCCTGTGCATCATTTTGCAAATTATCTTTTAAATCATCTGCAGACATACCCATTAAATCAAGAGCATTGTTAAATTTTTCTCCCTGCTTATCTACCGTTGCAAGTTTTGATAACATGAATGATATTGATGTTCCTGCTATTTCTGGCTGTTTTCCGAGTGCAATCATTGAGTTACCAAGTGCAGAAGTTTGAACAGCAGTTAAACCGATATTCTTTGCAGTGCCACCGATACGTAATAACACATCAACCATTTCGTGTGCTTTGGCTGCAGTGTTATCAGATAAATGATTTACAGCGTCTCCCAAATTATTAATGCCTGATATTGGAATTCCATAAACATTTGATAATTTTGCAGCAGATTCACCAGCTTTATCAGCAGACATGTCAAAGGCAATTGACATTTTTGCAGTTGACTTAATGAATGACGGAAGTTCTTTTGCAACAATTCCGAGTTGACCACCTGCAGCAGCAATTTGCGCAAGCTCTTCTTGATTTAATGGAATTTTCGCAGTTCTCGGAAGTTCTGAAATCATTTTTGAAAACTTCATGAATCCTTCAGGAGTGTCAAAATTAACTGTTTTCCTTACGTCAGCCATTGAAGACTCAAAATCAATAGCTTTTTTAATAGGAAAAACAACAGGTGCAATAATTGCAGCACCAGCCCCGGCAGCGTCAAAAATTCTTGATCTGTGATTATCTCTTTTATTTTTATTTATTTTCTGTTTAGCAAGAATAGTATTGAATTTTTTCTGTTCAATTCTTGATTTATATATACTTCTTGCTAATCGTTCATTTTCGCTTGAAAGATTACCTGTATTGACACCTGACTGAATCATTGTTCTATTCAGCCCGGAAAGCTTTGACCTTTGAGTAACAAGTGTTTGTTCTAATTTATCACGTTTTTTATTTTCTGATTCGAGTTGCTTTATTAATTTTTTATTTGGTTTTTCAGTTGAAGATATCTCTTTGTTTAATCGTTTAATATTAAGTCTTGCAATGTTGAATTTCGCTGCAGTCTTTTCAGTACTGGCACGAAGCTTCTGGAATTTATCAATGTTTGATTTACTTTTTTCAAGATTATTAATTGAACTGTTTAAACCATGGATCTTTTTATTTGCAGTTTTAAACGTATTGTTAAAACTATTGTTTATAGACCCACCAATTTTAAAAGCCAATTCGTAAATTTTAGCCATTGATTTTTGATTCCTTTACAGCTTCGGACCAGTTAAATAATTCTGAAACGGGTATGTTCCAAAAGAAATCAATACCCGTATGTGTAATCTTGGAAAGAATGACGCATGTTATTCTTATTTTCTTAACGTCTATCTTTCCAGATCTAACAAAAAATGCTGAATTTCCATTTGAATTCTATTACTATCTACAAGACCGATTGATTCAAAAATATCAACTGGCTGTTTCATTGCCCTAGCTGCAAGGCATTGATTGAATTTAAGACTTAAAGAACCAAAGGCAGGATTACCACCAAGAGCGACATAATCATTTTCTGTGTCTGCAAGGTCTTTTCCGGTCATTTCTTCAAGGTTCAATTCAACTTCTTTGATCTCTTCACCATCATATTTGACAGGTTTTTTTAATGTGATTTTCATAATTTTAAATTCCTAGCGCGCTTCTTGTGTCAACAAGGTAATCTTGACCATTTACCTTGTATACAAAGTTGAGTTTGTCTATTTCAAAAACTT